AAGAGGGTATCCAAGAGTTTACTCAAGACTTAATCGATAAAGGTTATGATGGCGCAATCATGCTCCATAAAGAATTAGGCAATGTCATTGAGATTGTGTCTTTCTCAACCAATGCTGTCAAATCAGCCACAGAAAACAACGGTGACTTCTCTCAAAGTAACAACAGCATTAAATTCAGTCGCTCAACACTCAGCAATACACCGGCTGATAATAGTGCTATGCGTTCATTCTTTGCACCGGCTAAAGGTAAGCAAGCCTTAGGTTGGTTAGCAGGGGTATTCCAACGTAATCACTTGATTGATTTTGTGGCTCAGGATTTACCGGAGTTAGTGAACTATAAGCTATTGTCACAGGCAAAAGATAACTTCACTAATCAACGTGAAAATAAGATCGGTGAAAGTTATCAAGAAATGATGGATAAGATGGATGCCAAGACCATGCACGAATTGGGTCGTGTGCAAGGTATGGCCACGCGGCTTGTTACCTTTGATCCTGCTACTATAAAATCTGATGGCACACCAGAGCAATACTTAGCATATATATCAATGTCGCCTGAGCAGGAAGCTGTCTATGATGCTTATTCAGCGATGCCTGAAGGCGCTAAAGAAGTTTATGTCAAAATGCGTAAGGCTTATCAAGATGATTTAACGGAAAAGAAAAATGCTTTGATAGAACGCATTAAAGCCTTTCCAGCCGATAAAGAAACACAAGCTGAAATTATTAGCACTATCCAAAAACACTTTGACCAATTCAAAGAAGGTGTTTACTTTCCCTTAAACCGTGATGGCGCAGTCATTGTTAAAGCCACTAATCAAGATGGTGAGTTAGTCATTGAGCATGTAGCAACACAAGCTGCCGCCTATAAGCTGGTTCAAGAAATGACCGCGCAAGGCTATGATAATACCCATATCATCGGTAAAGATGCCTATGATCGTGACTTACTAGCCGGTAATGCTGCTAATGAGATGGCTACCTTAGCTCATAAGACGATTAGTGACTTAAAAGAAAAATCAATTCAAGGTAAGCTCACTGAGTCCGACTTTAATGATTTATTCAGCGAGTTCAATCAGCTGTTAATTAATACACTACCTGACTCCTCGTACCGTAAACACTTTATTCATCGTAAGGGTACTTTAGGCGAGTCAACCGATACACTACGGGCCTACGCTAAAACCCGTACCAGTGCAGTGAAGATGATTGCGTCTTTAACCTATGATCATCAGATCCAAGACGTTTTAAATAATGCCGATAAAGCCATTAAGGAAATGGATAAAGTGGCAGGCAGTGACACCCTGGCTATTAAGTCGATTGTTAATGAATTAAAACTACGTGAAGCGGCACTGAAAAGCACTGAGATTAATGCTGTCTCACAAGTCTTAACCAGCTTAGGCTTTATGGGTGCCTTAGGTTTCAATATTGGTTCTGCGGCTGTCAACATGTTGCAAGTCGTCGGTGTTGCGCTACCCGAGTTAGTCGGTAAGCATGGCTATGTAGAAGCGACTAAAGAAATATCAGCCGCCTACAAGCTCCTGTTTAATCCTGCTAACTTAGATAAAGCATCGGGTCTTGATATTACTAAAAACCCACAGCTAACAGCTATTGCTAAACAAGCGATGGAATATTTGGCGAGTATCGGTAAGATTGATTTAACGATGACGCATGACTCCATAGCAGCGGGTAAAAATCCCTCTTATAGTAGTAACCCCTTAACCAGAGCCTTTGGTGGTGCCGCTAAGTATTCCGGTTATTTCTTCCATGTTGCTGAAGCGGCTAATAGACAAGTCACCGGTATGGCGGCTTTCAATCTGGCTTATCAAAAGAATGGTGGTGATTTTAAAGCCGCTATTGCAGATGCAGTGGATGTCATTGATCGCACTCAGTTTGACTATGGTCAGGGCAATCGTGCTAGGTACATGATGAGCAACACAGCACGAGTCTTAACGCTGTTCAAAGCCTATGCCTTGGGTATGAGTTATTTCATTGGCCGCAATGCCTACCAGTATATGAAAGGGGAGACGCCTGAAGTTAGACTACAAGCCCGTAAAACTTTAATCGCATCAATGGCCATGAGTTTTGCAACAGCAGGCCTATTTGGTATGCCGATTGGTCTTGAAGCCTTTGCTGCGATTGGTGGTGTGGCTGCTTTCAAATACAAAGGTGCTAAGTTTGCTGTACCGGGTGCCATCGGTGGTATGTTGATCTTCCAGGCATTACTAGCCGGTCTTGGTGCAGATGATGAAGATGAGCTGGAAACTGAATTTAGAAACTGGCTAACGGATAACTTTGATCAAACAATAGCGGAATGGGTGACTAAAGGTCCAGCACGACTGCTACCGATTGGGGATATTGCAAGCCGTACTAGCTTGTCCGAACTCTGGTGGCGCTCACAGAACAAACAGCTAGAAGGTACTGATCAATACAATGCTATCGCCACTGCGCTAATAGGACCCATAGGTTCCCAAGTGGCGGGCTTGTTTACCGCGAAGAAGATGTATGAAGATGGTCAATACAAACGCATGATGGAATCCATGTCACCGGCCTTCTTGCGTAATGCCATTGCTGCTGATCGTATGGGTAGTGAGGGTGTCACTAATCTTAAAGGTGACAAGATCATTCAACGCGACTTAACACCGGTAGAATTGATTAATAAAGTGATCGGCTTTAATCCTACTGTGGTGACTAATACCTATGATGCCAACTCAGCCATTGCTAAAGAAAGCACTAAGCATACCCTGGCTAAATCGCATCTCGTCAATCGATGGATGTCGGGCGATGCAACAGAGCGTAGTGACTTAATGAAGGGTGCTATCAAAGACTTTAATGAATCAGTACCACCATCTGAGCGTATTACCTTAAAGAGCTTATTTAAGTCCATGCGGTCCAGAAAAGGTATTGATAAGCACACGCAAAATGGCTTATACCTCAGTAAGAAACAAAACTATCTTAGGGATCTAGGGAGATTCAACCGCCAAGAATAACGTTAACTACCTGATATTTCATAAATTTAGCCCTAGTTTAGGCAAGAAATATCAGGCGTTTTATGCTATAAATCACTTTAAATCACGTCACTGTCGGGAGACAACAACATGACTGCATTAACGAATTACACTGAAAACAATATCATTAACCATATCTTTCGTACCGGCAGTTTTACCAAGCCCTCTGCGTTGTATGTAGGCCTTATCACCTCATTGACTGATGGTGAAGGTGGTTCTTATGCAGAGCCAGCTGTCGGTGCTTATGCAAGGGTCGTTAGAAATCCTTTAGATGCTAACTGGAACGCCTCAACAACTACCGGAACTACTGCCAATACGGCCAGTTTACAATTTCCTGCTGCGACAGCCGATTGGGGTACTTGTACACACTTTGGTATTTGGGATGCTGCAACAGGTGGCAATCTACTGATCTATGCACCCTTAACCGCAGCCAGAACGATTACTAATGGCACAACTCCAAGCTTTGGCGCGGGCGCTTTAACTTTTCAGGTAGATAACTAATGGCTACCTTAACACTGCGATCAGTTAAAGGATCGGAGCTTACCTCCGCTGAAATTGATGCCAACTTTACCAACTTGAATAATGACAAGCTGGATAAAACCGCAAGCACTAATATAGGCGTAGCAGGCGCCCAAGGTTTTGGCGTAGGACTTTGTAAAAATCTGCCCTCTGGTTTTGCAAAGATGACCGGCACAGATGATACCGCTTCTGCAAACTACGGAAATTATCAGTACACCGATGATTCGGTGATGTGTTGGATACCTGCCTTTTATTACAAGGTCGGCACAGGTAGCAATGGTTTGGCTTTAAACATCATTGATATTAAAGACTACAGCACTTACGCTGATGTTGCCACTGCTAACACGGCAGGTTATGCCCTACATCGTGCTTTTTATAATGCTGGTGTGGTACAAACAGGCGTGTTTGTTGATAAGTATCAATGCTCAAATAATGGGGGTATTGCTTCGAGTATTAAGCTGGGCAATCCTTTGTCCAGTGCTTTAGTGCATAACCCGTTTAGTGGCTTAACCGGCTTAACCACAGGCGATAATATCTATGCAGGTGCTTTTAAGGCAGCGAAAACGCGCGGCACCAAGTTCTTTTGTAACTCGCGGTTTATCTTTAGTGCGTTAGCGCTGTTATCGTTAGCGCATGGACAAGCGGCTACTTCTGCGACTGCGTGTGCCTGGTATGACGGAGCAGGCATTACTAATTTCCCTAAAGGCAATAATAATAACGCCTTGAAAGATACTAATGATGCCACCGTTACTTATATCACTGACGGTTATCCCAATTGCGGACAAACCGGCTCAGCATCTAACCTAGCCAAGACAGCGCATAATGGTCAAAGCTGTGGTGTGGTTGATTTAAACGGCAATGTGTGGGAAATCAATACCGGCTTAATCAGCAACGGTAGTAATTATTATCTATTAAAAACCAATGCGGATATTAATGCGCTAACAGGTGGAAATACGTTAAGTACCGATGCGTGGGGTGCTACCAGTATTGCCACCAATTATGATTTGTTGGGCGCAACGTATGGCAGCTTAACGGCTTCCAACACCGCAAAATATTTTAATTCGACGGGGCAAGTATTTAGCGAAGTGGTAGCTGGAGCAGGTGCGTGGGCAACCACTGGCGCAGGCCTACCTTTGGCAACCGGCGTGTCAACGGGTGGCACTAACGCAATGGGTAATGATGTGCTTTATGATTACCGGCCTAACGAGCTGTGCGCTATTGCTGGTGGTGCTTGGAACAATGGAGCGGATACGGGTGTTTGGGCGCTCAATTTGGCCAACTATCGGGCGCATTCGAACGCCACTCTTGGCTTTCGCTCGGCCTTGTATCTTTGAGGTCCTGAGCGATAGCGATGGGGCTGCACTCTGAAGCAGGATTAGATAGAAAATTTATTGAATTTGCAAAACTGATGACAATTTATTTAAATCACTTTCCTACGCATGAAAAATACGGGCTTGCTTTAGAAATAAGGCGAGCTGCGTATGACGCGTATGCGCTGATTGTCGAGTGCCAAAAGCGCTATCATAAGAAAACCACACTCACGAGTCTGGATATTCGCCATGAGCAATTGCGTATGCTGATTCGCTTGGCTAATGAACTGGGCTATTTTGGTTTTAAAGACGGTAAAAAGGATAAAAAACTGGCAGAGCATCGATATTTAAACCTGTCTTTGCTGGTTGATGAACTTGGACGCATGATTGGCGGCTGGATTGTCGCTGATCGTGATAAGAGTGTAGTACGGGAAGTATCTTAATATGTGCGCTATTGCTGGTGGTAATTGGAACAATGGAGCGAATACGGGTGTTTGGACGCTCAATTTGAACAACAATCGGACGAATTCGAACAACAATATTGGCTTTCGCTCGGACTCGGTAAAGCCTCGAAATCTGATGTATGGATATGGTGGAGCCAAGGGAGATACTTTCCGGTGCGTAGCAAATGCTATGGCGAAATCGGTCTGCCCTCATTTTTCTGGTAGCAATAATCCGGTCAATTTTGTACTTGGGTGCGAACGTCAGATGAGGGTTTTATTTTGAAACGGCAAGGACAGTTATTTGAGCAGGCTTTTACTCACGATAATTTAGTGCAAGCATTTCATGATGCAGCAAAAAGCAAGCGAGGTCGTCGTGGCTGCTTTGATTTTGAAAAGCACTTGGCGATCAATATTAAAGAACTGCATAACGAACTGCATAGCGGCAACTATTGCCCAAAGCCTTATTTTACTTTTACTATTCATGAGCCTAAAGAGCGGGTTATCTTTGCGCCTGCATTTCGTGATTGTGTTGTACAGCATGCCATTTACCGCATTATATCGCCCATTTTTGAAGCCACTTTTATAGATCAGTCATTTGCTTGTCGGGTTGGTTTCGGTACGCATAAAGCCGCTGATTATGCACAACACGCGCTGCAGCAAGTGCTTCACGATAGCTATACACTTAAACTTGATATTAGAAAATTCTTTTATCGCATTGACCGGATTGTCTTGAAAACGCTTATTGAGAAAAAGATAAAAGACCAGCGTATGGTTAGGGTGATGATGCTATTTACAGAGCATGGTGAGGTGTTAGGTATTCCGATTGGCAATCTGTTGTCACAACTTTATGCGTTAATTTATTTGAATCCACTGGATCATTATATAAAGCGAGCGTTACAGATTAAATATTACTGTCGCTACGTTGATGATTTTATCTTGTTTGGGATTACGCATAAGCAAGCTGTAGCGTATCAACAACTCATTATTGATTACATTGATAGTAATTTAAATCTTGAGCTATCAAAGTCAACGATTGCCAAAGTCAATAAGGGTATTAATTTTGTGGGCTATCGCACCTGGTCAAGCAAGCGCTTTATTCGTAGACGCAGCTTATATAATTTTAAACAAGCTGTAAAAGCATTAAAACTCGATTCAATTATCGCTATATTGGGGCATGCACGTAAAACCCATACCCTGAACTTCCTTTTAACCAAACTAAGAGAAACTTATGCCGACTATTTACAGTTACCAAAAATATATAGATCCGCTAATCAGTCGTACCTTACGCTTACCTGAAAGCAACGCAAATAGCCCTTTAGGTACAGAGTTGGCAACGATTGACGGGTTGACTTATGTCAGCATTCCTGATGATCAAGTCTTACCGACTAATCAATATGATGAGATAAGCGAAAGTATTACAGAAGTCACAATGACTGACACATTGAAAGAAGCAATCAGACTGGTTAGCCCACATACCCAGTTAATCGCACAACGTATTATTGAAACAATACGCTCTAATTACACGATTGATGACGAAATGTATTTTGCCCGCATTGGTGTAGGTGCTTCAATGGGGCTTTACGTACCATCGACTCAAGAATTACAAGAAATGACAGTATTTGGTGAGTTTGTTGAAGCCACGCGTCAATGGGGCAGAGATCAACGGGCATTGTTAGGCTTATAAGATGCGCTACGCAGCCAATGGTTATGCACTAACAGGGTACTTTCTGCAAGTAGAGGAGCAATTGGCTGCGACTGCGGTTTCTATATCTTCTGGTAGTGGTCAAGTTTACTCTATATTGGATGATCTACAGAGTAATTCATTTTCAGTTAGTACAAGTGCGGGTAATGTTTACTCAACACTGGATGATCTTCAAAGCAATTCATTCGCTACCAGTATAGGATCAGGTAATGTTTATTCAACATTAGCCTTATCTGGGAGTAGTGTTGGCATAAGCACTTTAGTTGCTGGCATTAGCCTAGATGCTTATTTAGTTAGTGATGCTACTGCAACCTGTATTAGTACAGGTAATGTTTATTCAGTATTGAATATAGCCTCTATAGCAACAGCCACCAGCACGTTAATAGGCGACGTTAATCCATCCTACCACTATTCCCAAGCAGGGTATGCAGAAGTAGGTTATTTCTTAGCAGATGAAGCGCCTGTTATAGCGACATCTGTTGCTGTATCTACTAGCACTGGTGAAGTTTACTCTATATTGGATGATCTACAGAGTAATTCATTTTCAGTTAGTACAAGTGCGGGTAATGTTTACTCAACGATAGATTTAGGCGGACAAGCGCAGAACATATCTTTAAGTGCAGGTACTATTTATTCAACTCAAACTTTATTTAGCAATGCTTATAGTGTTGTCACTACAGTTGGAAGAATAACCTTTCCTTCACTATATATAGGTGACTTAGGTATTGAATCACTCACACCTATCAATGCTATTGAATCGCTCACACCTGTACATCAAATAGGTATTTATTAAATGAATATTGAAGAAATTATTTATACCGGACGTGATAATGAAATTATCTTTTCTTTGTCAACCGACGGAAACCCTATCAATCATAGCCTGATTACTCGCTGTCAGGTAAAGGTTGGCGCTACAATGATAGACAGCCAAACATCGCCTAATTTATTTAGCATGGTGAATGCAGACAGAATTATCCTGACATTAGGCTTAACAACAATACCGGCTGGAGATTACACCGCCAAGCTCTACATATTCGATTTAGATAATATTGAGGGTGTTGCTTGGGGCGAGTTTGACGTAACAGTGACCAGCTAGTTTTACCACCATCATGTCGGGAGACATTATGTTATGTTTTATATTCAAATCGCAATCGCTATTGCCATCTATGCTGCCGGCTATGCAACAGCATGGAAAGTAGAAGTCAGAGAAGTAGCCAGGCTGGAGGCATCCATTGACTCAGCTAATCAACAATCACAAGCTACACTTAGTGCCATTCAAGAGCGTGTCAAATCTGCCCAAGACAAGGCAGAGGTCGTCGCTGTACAACTTGAGAGTGAGCATACTCAAAGCACTCAATCTATTGCTAATCTGTCTACTCGTCTGGCAGCTGCTCGGTTGCAGTACGCCAAGCATTCAGCCGGTCGTGGTTGCCCCTTGCCCAAAATTAGTGATACCCCCTACGATCAAATCCATGATGAAGCAGGATCTTACTTATCAGCCACTGAACTTTCAGCAGGGTTTGATCAACTTGTACTCACCAAAAACCCC